TAGTTGCAGCGTGCATCGCAGCAGTAGGCGCCAACACTAGTAGCGGGCCAGTCATTGCGTCGCCAGTACGCACGATGAGCTTAGCGAATTCTGCGTTCAGATCACTTGCATATAACGTCTCGCCGCGATAGAAGCTGCTTGTCATGCAAGCGGGTCCGTATCCAATACAAACCAACCAACGCCTTCATCCAGCGCAGACGGATAACGCGTATCCAATTCAAGTGGATGCTGATTAAGCAACGACAGACACTGTTGTCGCCTCTTAGTGGCTAATACTTGGAACTTCTGGACTTGGGCAGGCACGGTTCCGTCATCGACACAGTACATCCAAGCGGCATCATACGTAAGGAGCAAACGGTCAATGTATACTGTGGTCGAGTTATCAAAGGGCAAGGCAGTGTGTTGCTGCCCAAACACGACGACTTCACCTGTGGAATTTGGTGGCCACACACGAAAAGGTCTGGCTGCGACGGCCATATCGGGTGACATATAGAGAGGTCCAGGGCCAGATTGCAGCGTGAAAGGATTAATTGATTGAGGTAGCTCTCGCAGCTTACGATTAGAACCGCTAGGCCACACAATAAGAACATCTTCATAGCTATCTATTGTGCTGATCGGTCCTATAAGGTCCGATGTTAACCGACCAGTCGTACCATCGAGTGTTGAGGTCACATATACCATGTAACCCGGCCACCAGATGTTACCGTCTATCTCAAGCTGATACGCATCCTGCACATGCTGCATGATGCGACCAGATGCATACAGTTGCGTCGCGACACCCGGAACTTGGCTAAGCTCTACGATCACATCGCTGACGATATCTCTGGCAAGTGTACCTGCCATTACGCACTCCTAAGATGAGGACGCTACACACTGGGTGGGAGGCGCAGCATGTAGCGTCCTATTCGGCACAGGTAGTGGGTTGCCGGTCTACAAGCCACTCACGCGTAGTAGTGCCGAATGCCGTGCAAACCTCCATTGTTGCTCGTATTCACATCATTCACGAAGTCGAATACCGCGCTAATGATGTTCGAACCATTCATGGAAGTCGTAGTCACGTACGTACCGCGTGGATCACCAGTTGTACCAGTCTGCGGATCAGTCAGGATAGCGTTCGTGAGTGTACCCGCAGCAGCAGACGCACCGTTACCGATTTCCCACTGACAACGCAATGCCTTGTAAGGTACACCAAGTCCTGTACCTGTGCCAAGATTAATCGTAGTTGCAGCAGTCGTGCCACTGATAACGAACTTGTCGAGTGTCTTGAATGCCTTCTTACCCTGAACAGGTGTAGCACCGTTGTTCGTGAAATCTTCACGCACCGGCTGTCCAAGGTAATCCCAGCCAAGCACAGACGACGTAGCAGTAGACGCACCGCTTGCTACGATCTGCAACTGACGACCATATGGCTCAGCAATTGTGACACCACTGATGTCAATGGTTGCAACAGTTGCAATCGACTGCGCACTGAGCACACCAGTTGCAGATGCAGCAGCAGGTGCACCGAAGCTGACACGCGTGTTGCCGTTCCAGTTTACGTCCGCACTGTACATCATAGCAGGGACGTAGTTGTTGATCCGACGCTGGAAGTTCGTCGGAGCAGTGATGACATTAGGCATTTATTCGATCTCTCCTTGCTCGATAGCAGACAATCCACCACGAGTAGCAGGACGCGGACGATTGAACTGCTTACGCTCAACGATTTCCTTCGGTGAGAGTGCATAGTTAGCTGGTAGTACTTCACCACTGTTCATATCAACCATGCTAGGAGATTCCAGCACACCAATGCGCCGCAACTGATCCTCGTCATCGGCTGCTACGAACATGCTGTGACCCTGTGGGAAGTAGATCATATACCCTTCGTTGAAGTGCTCTACTTTCGGCACCAACTTACGAGCAATAATCGCCTTATCCTTCAGTGGACCAACATGACGCACATCTTCTTCAATGTGCATCACTACGCGAGTGAAGTCGCCAGTAACCTTCTCGACTTGGAATGCTGGTTTGAAGTCGAGACTGCCACTCATTACTCTTCCTCCGTAACTTCTGGCTCTGCTGCACTATCAGCTTCGGCTTCTGCTTCCTTAGCTTCGGCTTCCTCTTCCTCTTGTGTCTTAGCAACGTGTGTCACGTTTGCAGGCAGCGGAGGAGTATCATCAGCAGGCTTCTCCGGTACTGGCTCTTCCGGCTGGATATCTGTATCACTCATATGTATCTCCTATACTAGCGACACGCGCGGATCGAACGCGGGCTGTGTCGGATATGTTGGTGTTGTCGTAACCGATCCCGGATGCGGTATCGGCTTCGGATCATCTTTCTTAGTTCGTGAGTACAGCATGTGTACGGAATGCCCTCCACAAACACCACTGACCCTGCCACACTACGCGGCTGCCAACTGCATCCACGTTCCACGGAGCCACCAACTCTTTCACCTTCATATTCACGCCACGCAGCATGTGGAGGCGGAGATAGGTGTCGTTGATGAAGTATGCAGAGGACACTGGACAATCCTCGTCATACATCAGTGGTATGCCATTGTGGAGACAGCCTTCGAAGCCAAGATCGAACATCCGCTTACTTGCTTTACCTTCAGACAGCGGAATAGTGAGCTTGTCTCGCACTGCCTGACGATACATACGATAGATATTACGACCAGTGAGAATGACAGTCGGACGGTCGCCTTTCAGCGTAAGATCCATCAGGATATCGTCGAACACTTCTTCGATGTTCGTGCTGTCCATGCCTCCAGCAAACACGTAAGCAGAAGTGCGCCACTGAGGCTGAGTTGCACGATTGATACCACCAAGAGTTCCTGTTGTGGGATTGGTGGGAATAACACTGCCCAAACCAAGCGGATCAGTACCACCACCAACAGCGTAGAGATACTGAGAGAACTTATCCTTAATACTCTCTTCAAGGACATTCATCTTCTCTTTCATCAGCTTGAAGATAGCAGCAGCACCGTTATTCTCGTCCTGCTCCTGATCGCTGATGATTACGGTTCCGGCCACGCGGCTATAACCGTACTCCACTGTGTCGAATTCGTCTGTTTGGTTAACAGGCAGCGGAGTATAATAGTTGTAGGACGTGATGTTGGGATTGCGACCCACGGTGAGAGGATTGGTGATGTTGTAACCACCATCTTCGTATTCAACACGATCATTCGCAAAGACCCATGCCATCAATGCATTCGACTTGATGCTTGCCATGACCAGCTTACGCCTGGACTTGGTAAGCGTGCTGTGCAGAACGTCTGCGACAGCGGGGACAATTGTTCCAACAGGCATCCTTCTACCTCATCAGTTGATACGAGTACCACTTTCTTCCATCGCACTACGGATTATATCCGCCCACGATGCATTCTCATTAAACTGTTGACCAGCACCTGCGCCATTCATGCGCAATGTGCCTTGGCTATTCGCACTACGTCTTCCGGGTAGTGGGCGCGTATCAGTCTGAGGCTGAGGAGTAGTCTGCTGTTGGCGCATTGCAGCAATTTGCTGCTTCAGTGGTTGCGTCCAATCCAGTCCGTTCTCGTGCGACCACCGGATCATCTTGGTGTAGGCACTTTGAAGGGAGAGACCGGGTTGAGCCTGCAACATTTCTGACAAAACGTCAAGGTTCGAGTTGGCTTCTTGGTTTTCCTCCAAGAACGCATCGAGATCAGCACGTGCCTTCTGCTGTGCCTCGGCTTGTTGGCGGTTCTGCGTCCTCTCTTGCACAAATGGCTGCAATTTAGCGTCAATCATACGACTGAACGCAGCCATATCCATTCCAGGCGACACACCTTGCGCCAAAAACGGAATTTGGTAGCCCTTACTCTTAACTTCTTCAACTAACGCCTCAAGTGTGCGTACAGGATCACGCATAAAGTCGCTCATAACGCGAATTGCGATTAATTGGTCCTGCGGCTGCACACCGAGGCGTGCTGCTTCCTGAATTGTCTCATTAGACTGACGCAATGCGTTCTCTAAGCCAGTTACACGCTGCTTGAGTGAGTTATTCTCACGCATCGTGCGCTGACTGTCTTCGAATATGCGTCGCTCGATGCCACCTTGTGCTACAACACGACCTGATACCGGATCAACCAGATCACGAGTGTTAGGATTATCAGGATTAGGGCGCTCAATAAGACCATCATGCCTACGGCGAACAGTCTGCTGACGACTATCTTGTTGCGGCTGTACTTGTCCGCCAGTCTGCGTAGGCTGTGCACTGCTATGGCCCTCGCCGCTACTGCCTTGATCGCTAGATTGACCACCAGCATCAGTATCGCCGCCGACATCAGGTGCAAAGTCGGGTATATTATCCAGTATGCCACGTTCTGTGTTACTCTCGCTCATGCTGCTTGTCCTCTATTCTGCTGTGCTGCTTGCATTAGTTGCTGGAATATCTGCTGAGGCGGTATTCCTTGTGCCAATGCATTACCGATCGCTTGTAGTACAGGCGGTGGCAGTTGCTGAAGGGCTTGCACGACCGCATTCAGTACACCACCACCGCCCTGTGTTGCACCTTCAGAACCGGGGATCGTAGCTCCGGGTGCTCCACCTTGTTGAGACATAGCCATCTGCTGCGTTTCCTGCGCAATGGCGTCCCAATCCTCCTTACTTATGATGAAGTCATCAAACGCTTTGCTCAGCATACTGAGTGAAACCTTCAATGCAGTAGCAGGAGCAGCACGTACGTACTGTGCAAGTACTTGACCAATCTGTATTGCTTCTTGCTTCTTCATTTGAGTGGTGAGTTTCTGTGTCGAACCACCGACGACCGTAATGGACATTCGTGCCATATCACGCAAGTTGTCGAGCGGTCGCCAGAAGGGTCCACAATCAATCCCTGTGAGAGCATTGACCGTGTCCACATCCATGAAGCGCATACACAATTGTGCCAATTTCCAGCCAATATCACCCAAGGCGTCCTCGATTGCGTCGAGGCGCATGTCCATCCGCAGATTTCCCATCGTGCTGTAATAATCAATGGCCTTATTGGTTGTGTTTGTCTTAAACTGTCCTCCTCGCTCCACTTCATTAGTAGCGGCAATGCGGTCCACACTGCGATATATATCCTCTTTGTTGAACATATTCACGAACTGCATACTCGGAGGCGGTATCGTGAAAATCATCTTCTGCGGATCAACGCCTTCGGGTACATCTAATGGCGTAGCAGTAGCATCTGGACCTTTAAGCACCTGATCTATAGCTTCTTGTGTCAGGCCCGCGTTCTTGTTATAGAATATATTCCTTCTCGCCCACAGGAGTGCTCTACGACGTTCATCGTTGATTTCGTTAATCTGGTCCTGTTGATCGAGGTAATAGCTAACTTCTCCCTTGGCGTATACCGCGGTAGGGGAGTCGTGGAACCAGAGCGGAGTAAGAGGATAGAAGCCTTGGAGTTGGTATGGATCATCCCAGACCCAAATCGGCCACTTCCAGTCGTTGTCGGCATACATCTCCAATCGCCGCGTAACACGGTCCCAGACGTACCAGACTTTGGTGAGACAGGCTTTGTCGAATGCATCTTTGTTGTCGTAGCCGTATGCGTTGTATCCGTTGTCATCTTTCGAGAATAAACGGAATTCCTCATCGCTGCCAGAGCTGCCATTATTGAGGACATGCGTTGGCTCATAAATCGATACGTTCTCATCCTTCTGCTCATCTTCTATTGCGTATATCGCATTTATGTACTCAGTCGGTAACATATCCTCAATCATTAGCCAATTGCAGTCACTCAGATATGGATCATTGCTGTTCCAATCACGTAGTACTTGGTGAGGCATTCTGATACGGACGTATGGTCCGCTTGGCTGTAGGAACTCGATCTTCTCTTCCAATGCAACGAGTTTGCCTTCAATCTCGCGTATCTCTTCATCGTCTTCTGCTTGCTCAAGTTGCTGAGACAAAGCCATGAGGTCTTGCATCGCTTGTTCACTACTTTTGTCCTTCTTAGTGAACCCAACCTCAAACCATGCCATATTCGTAAGCAGTGCAATCAGTACATTGCGCTTAGCCTTCGGTTTGACATTCACGCCCGGTGCATACTTCATATTAAACAAATTGGTAATCAGCTTTTGCAAACAACGCGCGAGTTGCTCACCAGCTTCTTGGTTCGCTGGATCAGTGCTCGGGCTAGTTGTGACCGATACGATGGGATTCTTCGCGTATAGCTCAGGCACTTGCGCATTGATGTTCGCGAACACGATATTCTCAGTGCTACTCCATCGCTCATTCAATCGACGCGCAATATGTCTATTGCCAGACGTTGTACCCGAGATACCAGTGATGTTCATGTCACGGTGGTCGGACTGATCCATATTATAATATCGAATCGCTTCATCCCACGCATCAATAAGGTTTTGCATAGCTTTCTGCGCAGTATCACGACGACTACGCCATACGCCGCCACGCTTATTCGACACCGGAATACGACTGTCTGGCATCGCCTTGTACACGGCAGGCTCAGGCGCCGCGTCTGGCAATCCAACACCGGCCTGATCCAGTGCGTTTTCCATAGGATCAGTTGACGTATCCAAGTTAAGATTGGAGTCGTCCTGCTCGAATGTGCCGCTCACTTGTGCCTCGCCTTCGTCTTACTACGCTGCTTACGCTCTATCTCATGCCAACTCAACCAAGCAGGCGGTGCATTCGGTTCACCAAGATATCGTGCCAACTTCGGCCGATTACTCATCGCATACTTCCACATGTCCATCGCGTGGTCATTGCGATCTACTGGCTTATCCGTTGTTTCATCACTTCCATCGCGTTGAAAATAGTATTCTGTAATTTCATCAATGAACCAGTCACATCGGTTGGAGACGTAGAAATGGGGCGCACCCCTAAAACCTGTAATCGGATGTTCATGCGTTGGCATAGTTGCAAGGTATTGCCAGTTTTTTGCAATGCCGCTGGAAATGTCGTTATTTCCCCTTTGCATTCGCACTCCGTGCTCTTGAAATAGGTCCACAACTGTTTCGCCAACGGTTCTGCTACTTCCTGGCTTACGTCGAAAGATATCAGGATCTGCATAGATCATTCCTAGTTCACTAGACGTAACACCGTAGCTGGCTCGTACTTCTTGCATGAGCTTTGCAGCGTTTTCAACTGTAAGCTCAGCAATGCGGAACCCATCAAGAAGGATGACGTTACCATCATCATCCACATAGAATAGGCCGTAGCAACTGTGTCGAGATAGACCGTGGTCATATCCTTCAAGCCATGTGGGCTCAAAACCTGAGAGATACATAGTACGCAGATAGGATCGCGCGGCTTCATGCTGTATGACATGCGTTCCCTCATCAAACTGCGGATAAATCAAACCGCTCAGTGCGCCCCACTTACCAAACACAAACCGCTCACGCATACTGCCGGTGTAAGTGGCCAACATACCACGTATGTAGTCCTCACCAACATTATCTACGTTCTCAAACGTACTACCTTCGAACAACTCGATCAGTGGTGTCGGTTTACCATCAATCAGGATGGGATTGCCGTCGTTATCCACTTCACACAACAATTTATCACTGATAACACCACGATTAAAGTCATGCAGTGGCTTAACGATCTCACGATAGCACCAATTGCGTGTAGGATTGAGTGTAGCGATGAACCACTTCGGTCCGGTCTTAGGCATTCGTGGATCATGCCCAACATACTCCGTATTACCACGCAAACGGCCCATCAGATCCATAAAGTCCTTATGTGAGAACTCAGGATCTTCCAACTGATCTACAATTATCCAATCATACGTAGCCGACAGCAGGTTGGACTTACTTTCTTCAGTCTCTTTACCGCGCTGTGCCACATACCGGAAATTGATTGTACTTCCATTCTTCAGGATAAGGGTATTCTCATCTCGACTTGGCCTGCGCTGTATCCAATGGTCAGGTGTCCATAAGAGGAACTCCCGACGAATAGTGTCATTGAGTTTGGGGTAGGTAGATCGCGCAACAAGTCCATTACACCCCGGATAGTCCTTGCAGAGTTTAAGCGCCTTGATACAAGTAGCAGCTGTTTTGCCATTTCCGAACCCACCGCCGACGAATTGAACCTTACTGTATGACTGATGGAATCGGTCATGCATACCACCTTCGACGATACGGTATCGTCTATTCATGTGGTTAACGTCGTCATCTCAGTACGACTTATCGCACGGTTCCAATAACGGAAGCGTCGAAGGTGTCCACCGAGTTGCCAACTTGATATGTTCGATGCACCAAGCATCATTCGTGTTATACCAACAGGCGCAGCACTAGCGGCGGAGTCACTGATGAGATTACCATTAGAACCACCACGCCATAGCGAGCCATAGGCAATACTAATCTTGTTATACAGGGGAGCCAACTTGATTGCAGCCACAGGGAACGAGTTAATTGCTGCAACACCACCTGATATTCCGTAAGTCACCAATTGATCACCACCATTACTCATAAACATGCTGCCCTGGTTATTCGTCCCAACTCCATCATCCCATCTGAACAAACCGTTTTGCGATCCAGTGTTCGCAGCATTATGATCTACGCGAAACTCTACATAGAACGTGCCTTGTGTCGTGTTATACCATGACGGAGCACCACCAGTAATGGTTGCAACATCAGCAGATCGTGACGTAGCGGAGACGGTGGTTGGCCAGTATGACGACATAAACAAGCTCTGCTCTAACTGCATACCCCAAGCAAGAAATCCATTAGATGCATTGCCTGCATATGTTGGCGCAAATCCTGGTGTGCCGGTCGTGCACATGACAAAGCCACAACGCACACTCGTTGATCCCGGATCAGATCTTCCAGATATGTATACGCGATACACTCCATTACCAAGCGGTATGATACCCGCCCCTGTAGCAACTCCAGTTCCTCTCCCCGCATTTGCCTGTGAGATAGTGCCAGCACTCAAGTCGAATGTAGCAAAGATACCGCTCGTGTTATCGTCAAAGAACAACTGAACGAATGTGTTCTCCTGTGCACGGACGTATGATGAGAATGTGCACGTGGCATTAGCCGTGATAGTCAGTCCAGACTTAACAGCATAATGTGGAGCAGTCGTGGCTAATTCAGTAATGCGCGTCATCGTAGCTGTGTTATCAGGTGCAACGCCTTGATTGGCAGTGAATGCTACGTTACTAGCAGTCAACAGCGTTGCTAGGTCACCGCTCGGGAACAGCAGGTTCTGCCTCTGCTCCTCGAACAGTATACCTAATGGTGCCGCTCCAACATTAACGGCAGACGAAAGCGTTGGGATAAATGTGGTAGCAGAGCTTCCAAATTCTAGTTGAGGAGAACCAATACGGATCGTGAAGTCAATGACCGCACCACTAGGGTATGCCAAGTTGATTAGCTTGGGAATTACATACGCTGTTGCGGTAGCAGTGGTCGTGGTTGTGAATGAGAACCTCTGAAGCGAGCTAGTGATCGATCCGACAATATTAGAACCGTTGATATCAGCGATAAGCCCTCCACCAATATTACGCTGCGATAGTATCATAATGAGCGATGTGATATTCGCAAATGACCCACTCACCAGTTTGAAATAAACTGATGTTGTGTATGTTCGATTGTTGACGCCTGGAATGCTTGTCGTTGAATCAGGAAGGATCGGATTAGATACAGTGCCTATACCACTTGCTGTTCCTTGGTAACGAACATCAATGTATGAAATACCGCTCTCTATACCAAACGCGACAACATCAGCAGTTATAGAATTGAGTGGTGAGTAGAACCAGTTCGTTGGATAGACACCAACGCCTGCTCCTTGCATAACACTGTTTCTGATCCAGTTCGTCACACCACCAGGATTGGCACCATAATCCAATCGCGCAACGTTATTACTTGCTGTCTGTAATGTGCCTGTTGCATCATAATACGTTGCACTCGAACTACGAGTGAACGTCCATGCTGGATCAAGTCCGAGCAGCATATTCTGATCGACCAGCATACCAACATATAGTGGGTTCTGCGGACAAATAGCACGTCCAAGCCTACCCATATTCAAACCGAACATCAGTTGGCAAGCTCCGCAATGTTCAGTGTACCAGCAGCACTATCTTGTATCACTGCGAGCTTCTCACCTCTATTCACATAGAAGTACTCAGGAATACCAGCAGGAAGCAAGATACTCGCTGTACCGCCAACAGCCGCAGTTGGATTAGTACCAAATGATATCCAACAAGTCTGTGCTGCAACAACGCGAATGTGTGTCGTGTTATTTGGCTCAGTCTGTAGCGTACCATCTGCATTGTACACGTTCGTAATCGGACCAGATTGGAACGCAGCACTTTGTTGACTTGCGCCGCTTGTGGTGATGTTCTGACAAAGCGCAGGACGTGAGGCTTGCACAGGTAAACCGTGCTGGTCATTCTTGATCGTCATGGTTCAACCTCTATAGTTGGTAGCAGTTTGCCGTCATCACGTTTGACTACCTCAATAACCAGACCGCCGTCCATGCGATGCCTATGCTCAACAACATCAGCAGGACGATGCCCGCTACGATCAAGGATGTCACGTGCCGCCGCCATTCTATCCGCTCGCGTACCCGCATCAAGCGCATCCACCATAGTTCGCGCAGCACGCTTCGCATTCTTGGAGAGTAGCTCGCGTACCACATCAGTTTCACTATCCAACACCGCGCGCACGATTGCATCATACAACTGCCTGTATGAGTCGGTTTGCTTAATCTGTGCGACTTGTTTGGGGCCTAGCCCACTGGTGCTACAAATGGCATCGTCATCTAGGCCAAACAGTGTATAAGACAGCACAACCGCAACTGCATTCATCTGTCGCGCAGGTGCAGGTAGGTCACTTTCCGTTCTACGCGTGATAACTCGCGTTTCTGCCTTTTCCTCTTCCGTACTCGGCATTGGAGTACGAGCATCAGCGAGATCACCACCAGGATATACAACCCGGCCATCAGCCAGACGTAGAGGTTCATATTGTGTAGGCAAACTCATCGTACAGGTATCCGCGCTCTACCAGCAGGCACACGCACGCGCGGCTTGACAATTGGCTCATCTGCAATCGGACCACTTGGCGGACCACTGATTGCAGCATTGAATGCATCTAGATCGCTAATACCAGGAGGCAATCCTTGCCGTACACCGTATGGACTAACCAATGGATTGATACCGCTTAGTGGCGTACCAGGACCAGTGAGTTGCAATGGTGCAGCGGGTTCAACTGCACGACCCATTGCACGATCAAATGGCGTCGCTTGCGCATCAGGTGTAGGCATCATTCTATACTGATCGCCAACTCCACCAGATTGATCTGGCATTGCAATCGCACCAGGAGCAGGCAACTGTGGTGCATCCGGATTAGGCCCAGCAAGTGCACCAACATCAGGCATAGGCGATACACCACCCAGCGTAGGACCACCACGATTAGCCAATCTCCATGCACCATAACCAGCGCCAGCCAAACCAACAGCAGGCAAACCAAGCATAATTGAGTCGCCTAGATTAATATTCGGTCCAGGCTGCGCACTCGTGGTTTTAGTTTGTCCTTGATCCGGCAAATCACCGGCTTCTTGCGTACCAGTATATGGCTGACTTAGATCAGCAGGACGCGAACTCTCTACTTTACGTGCAACATTGCCGCGTTGACCAACACCAGGATCAGTTGGAGGCGCAGTATTCACCATACCAGGGATAACTGGCATACCTGCACCGCCATAATCGCCACGCGCATTAGCCATCGTGACATTATGCACGTTCTGTGCGGTAAGTGGTAGACCCTGACTACGCAAATACTGTTGGATCATTACAGTAGGAGATAGTGGATCTTCATCGCCTATTGCCATTATCCAATTCCTCTATTGCCAAGAATTGCATGAGCAATTGATGCAGCAGCAGCTACATGATGCAAATCAGGCGGTGTAGGCGCATCACCAGCAGGACGCGGCACTTGCTGCATGTTCGCAGGCATAGGCTGCATAGGTGCACGGTTCCCAGGCTGCCTATCTATCTTCTCATCCTGCGGACTGCCTTCCTTAATACCACGTGCCTTATCACGCGCACGATCAGCAGGTGTTTCCTTCATGGCGCTCTGCACTTCGGGACCGTAATCTGTCTTAGCCATTGTGTGCTCCTAGTACAGAACGTGTCCACCACCACCATTACCGCTAAGATCAGGTTGATATGTGGACGGATACACAACGCGATTCATGAGTGCTTGGAACGCGGTAAGATCAGCAGCAGTAGTGGCGCGGTTCACAAGTGTAATCGTCTCAATTGGAATCAATCCACCAGGTGCACCTGTCACATGCTGTACTTGCTTCTTAGTAGCAGTCGCTGTACCACCAGCCGCAGCACCAAGTAGTGCATACCAGAGTGCCTTATCGGCGGCAGACATACCGCCAGTACGAACTACTTTAGCAATTGCATCATCATTCTGAAATATACTATTATTATATACATAGCCAGCGGTCGAAGCACTATTTGCAACACTCGGGCCTAGTGTGTTAGTGTATCCAGTGAATGGGACTTGGCCTGGAGTCGCGCCAATGCCATACGTAGCCATTGCAGCCTCCTGATGACTAAACATCTTACACTACACGAACGACCTCAGCCATCAAGCAATAATACACGTCTACTACAAGATACTATAAAAGCGCACTATATATAATATATACTATATAAGCAAATTTGCAGTTGGCGAGTCGAGTGGTGTCCAAGCCGCCGCCCGTCCGTGGCGCTATGCTATGTCTCGCCTTTTGGAAAATGCATGGGGGAGTGGGGGGCTAGACTTGCATGACGCACGCATACGCTCGCGTTGCATAGCATAGTCGCGTGCGTGTCTTGCTCTGTGTAAATCTCATTCATAGATCGGAGCGTTACAGGCTACATAGGCGTGCGCATAAATCAGTCCACAATCCAGCGTAACGATTGCTTAGGCTGTTCTT